AAGCAATCGTGAGATTTCTGACCCATGCCCTTACCGTAGATCCCCCAGTTGGCATGCGCTGCTTGAGTCATACCCTCTACCCCGCAGTGCTGGCAAGACAGCTCACTTACGGCTTTCAACAGCTTTTTCGATCTGTACATTGATGTCGTCCATCAGTTGACGTTTCGCGTTGTTTCCGCGTTTTTCTTCTACCTTCTCAAGATAAGCCATGCGCCATCTGACACTCTTGGTTAGCAGGTATCTCGCCTCACACGCCCGTCTGTATTCTTCAGAATGAATCCACATGCCGTCGATCATGCGAGCATTGTCGTGTCGCCTGCCACATGCGTAACAGAGTGATCCGTCGCCCATGCTGTCACCCTCTCAACGTATTCTGAGAACTGCTCTTTGTTCAGACCTGTAGTTGACGGTTCTTGTTCTATCAACTCACCGTTTGGCAGCTCAATCATCCGACCCGGTAGAAACAAGGTTTTAAAGTAGATGTGCCACGTATCCCGAGAGTGACTCTTGCCGCCCGGTATTACCTGCTCGCTGACCGACTGAAGCAAAGCCCAATAGAAGGCGTTCTGGGCGTTTGTTCTATTGGCTGGCTCTATCCGTACCACCCAGCCTATTTTCGCGGCTCTAAGGGCTTCTACAGCGGTCTTACGGTGGGCTTCTGATTTAATCTCGAAGATCATAGTTCCACCTCTTTTACCTTCCAGCGGTTACCCTCTTTGTACCAACCATGCAAGACAATGCGCCAGCCTGATCGCAACATCTCAGGGTAGGCTTCTGCCTCCTCGATCTTGTGCCTGCGAGACGAAAGGTTGTCTTTAGAAGTGACTTGCACAGCTACCGTCTCGCCGTTGCCGATTGCCAGCAGGTCGATACATCCGAACAGGTCGTGCTTGCGCTTGGTAAATGCGTTGTACGTCTCGACAAGGGCCACTTGATAACCCTGCTCAACTAGCAGAGCTTTGCTTTTCGGTGTGAGACTGATCGGCATAGTCGGGCCTCAGTTTAGTAAATGGGATTCCAGTGATGTCCTCGATCTGCAATGCTCGCTTGAGTGGAATCTGTTTCTTCCACCCGTACATTGCCTGCCGAGATACGTTGAGCTTGTCGCACAGTTGCTGAGTGCCGCCCATCATTGCTGCTGCTAACTTTAGAGCTTGATCTGGTGTCATAGATACCTCCTCGGTACAGTATACACAGACTTGACACAACGTCTATAGATTTTGTCTATAAGTTGTCAGTCTGCTATAAATATATTTTCGTTGCATTACTTTTGCAGGAGAGTAGAGTCACTCCTGTAGCACAACACCAGGAGAACAAAATGTGGATTGCAGAAGACGTAAGCGAAGAACAAGTGTGCGGTTGGGAGCAGCAAGACCGCGAGCAGGAGCGTCAGGAGTACGAAGTACGCACCTGGCTGCGGTTAACAGACATCGAAACCATCCACTCAATTTTTGATGTTGTCTGCGGTGGATCTGATGAGGCAATCGAGCTGTATGACAAGGCTTTCAGATCTGTGCTTGCAGGCAAGCCTTTCGATCTGCGTGACGAGATCCTGCCGATGCTGCTCGATGAGTACGAATTCTGGAGCGAGGTAGCCTACAAATGAGCCTGATCCGATACGCAATCTTTGTAGCTCTTGGCGTGATGTTAGGGATAACCCTAGTAGACATGTCGGTTGGTAGCGAGTCAACTATAGGTAACTGGATATGGCATCTATTTTGAACCCGGATTTCGTTTGGATTCCAGCAGCAGCGACAAACGTGATGGAAACATGGAGGCGGCATGGCTGGGTGCCACCCTCAGAACAACAGAGTTATCAACAGAAATGGAAAGGTTTTAAGAATGGACAAGATTTCAGCGGCGTTGGTGAAAGCACAGAAGGCATTCGGCCCAGCACTCAAGTCGTCAACAAACCCGCACTTTAAGTCGCGCTACGCAGACCTGGCGGCTTGTGTAGAGGCTGTGATTGATGGACTTAACGCCAACGGTATCGCACTAATGCAGCGCACACACGAGTGTGAGACTGGTGTAATCGTTGAGACGATCTTGATACACGAGTCAGGCGAGCAGATCAGCGGTGGAAAGCTGCACGTGCCTGCCAGCAAACAAGACGCCCAGGGCTACGGATCGGCTCTTACCTATGCCAGAAGGTACTCGCTCATGTCGACTACTGGCGTGGCGGCTGAAGATGACGATGGCAATGCCGCTAGAAAGCCTCAGATCAGCCTACAAGCCTCGTTAGCAGCAATGGAGGCATCTACTAGCATGGACGCACTGAAAACCGCTTACAAGGCCGCATTTCAGGCCCACGGAGCACACGAGCAAATTGAAGCAATGAAAGACGAAATGAAAGCAAAACTGATGGAGGTGAAGTGATGTTCAGCCACCCCTGGCCGTTCCGTACAACAGACCCTGACACAAGTAAGGTGCCTGTCCATGTCGAACGTCCCAAACAGATCCACCTGATGATTCTGAAAGAGCTGATGGCAGGCCCGATGAATGCGTATGAAGTATCAGAGAAACTACCTCACATTCTGTATCAGTCAATCACGCCCAGGGCTGCATGGCTTCTCAGAAACAAACTGGTAGAAATTGACGGTTTTAGGAAAGGCTCACACCGAGCGCAACGTGTCTGGAAAATCACACAGAAAGGAATCGACCATGTTCGAGCAATTGAAGAAAGTAAGGCCAACAAAGCAGTACGACCGCCCGAATCCAGAGTTGGAAAAAGCAATCAGTGACGTAAAACGAAACTTCCCACACCTGTTTTGGAAAGAATATGAACTCCACAAACGTCGCTTCTACAACCAACCAGCTCATCCAGTCCCCTACGCTGGATTCGTCTCAGCGTACAAGCCAATGGTTCCAGGAAAGACTGGGACACGTAACAGCAAGCCGAGCAAGTGACGCTATCGCAGGCAAAGACACAGCCACTCGCAGGAACTACATGGTTCAGTTGATCGCAGAAAGACTGACCGGCCAGCAACAGGAGTCTTTTACCAACGCTGCTATGCAGTGGGGGACGGATACTGAACCGCTGGCAAAGGCTGCGTATCAAGCAGAGCACGACTGGGTGGATGATGTCGGATTCATCCGGCACCCATCAATCGAGTGGTTCGGAGCTTCACCCGATGGGTTTGTGAAAGATGGCCTCATCGAGATCAAGTGCCCCAACACTTCGACACATCTTGATTGGAGGCTAGAAGGTGTAGTCCCGACAAAACACAAGCCGCAGATGTTGGCACAACTCGCCTGCACAGGACGGAAGTGGGTGGACTTTGTTTCGTTCGATCCACGCTTGCCTGCAAGAATGCAGTTGTTTGTGGTTAGATTCCAACCCAGCCCAAAGGAGATAGAGACACTCGAAACAAAGGTTCAAGCATTTCTACAAGACGTTCAAACAGCAATGAACAAACTGGAGCAGCAATGATTAAGTACGAATTGAGCGCAGCAATCGGCACCTACCAGAAAGACGGTCAGGAAAAGACTCGGTGGGCAAAGATCGGAACGGTAATGGAAACAAAGTCAGGCAAGCTGGCAATGAAGATCGACACTATCCCGGTCAATTGGGATGGATGGGCTAGTTTGATGGAACCGAGGCCAAGGGATGATAAGAATGACATCCCCTTCTGATGTATCCGACATCCTAGACGAGCGGGGCAAGCGATACGGCTCGTTCATCGGTCATGCAGCAATATCTCAAGCGTTAAAGCACATCATCTTTGAGAGCAGATCAGACATGGAGTTGATGCCAGATCAACGTGAAGCACTTGAGATGATTGCCCACAAGATTGCAAGAATCGTCAATGGTGATCCGAACTACGCGGATTCATGGCTCGATATTGCAGGGTATGCTCAACTTGTTGCAGACCGATTAAACGAGCGATAGAGCAGCCTGCTCTGTTTCGACAACCCGTCTCTCCCAGCCGCGACCATACGTCGACCAGGCCGGGAGGGACTTCATATACGCTAGACGACGCGCACACAAGTCTTTTATCAACTGGTCAACAGGTTGAGCCGCTACAGCCTGCAATGTCATCCGACCTATAGCACCATCAGGATTAGCACCGACAGCCTCTTGCAGGAGCTTTGCAGCCCTCCCAGGCCCACTGTTGACACACGTATCAAACACTACATAGTCGACACCAGCAGGCAGATCGTCAGCCTTAACAGCATCCCAGTATCTATGCTTATAAAAACCGTTCACAAGTTCTGGCGTGAGAGCTTTCATTTCGTCGTGAGTGACCTGCCGGCCTAGATGACCCTCCCACGACTTTTGCGTGACTCCCAGGTTGGTACAGCCCTTACGACCGTCTGGTAGTTGATTGCCAGGATCACGCTCGTCATCCGTAAAACCGCCCTCGTGAGCAATCATCTTTTTGAAAGCAAAGTCCCAGTTCTTATTCATTTGTTACCTTTGCGTAAATTGTCAATTGCTGGAATCACTTGAAGATTGTCAGCACGGTGCTCACCACCTCGGCTAAGAGGGATAATATGATCAACGTGAAACTCTTCTCCAAGAGACATGCTGCGGTAGAAGTCACGCAAGCAATACACGGCCACAACATCTGCAAAAATCTTGCCTCGGATTAATGATCGTCGGTTCGCGTTATCTGCCAACACTCTTGCTTTGTTTCTAGCCCTATCTGTTTTCTTCCAAATAGACACCTTATCAGGATTGTTTTTCCGATATTCCTGATTTCGAGCTAATTTTGCCTGATAGTGCTTGAGCGTGCTGCGCTTTACTGTTTCACGATGCTGCATAGGATCTGCTGCGCGTCTGTTTCGCATGATAATTGCGTAGCAAGACTTGCATCTACTTTGAACGCCAGAAAACCGTCGCCGATCCGGGCTAAATAAAGACAGCGGTTTCGCAATCTTGCAAAGAGTGCAGACCTTCACTTTTTTATTAGATCCTTTTGCTGGCTGCTGTTTGATGAGCCCAACCAAAAGTTGTAGACACTGGCTGTTTCTCGCGCTAGTACGCCAAGCAGGAGCATCATTACGTCACTGCCAGTTAGTTGCATATACCCAAGCGCAGACCCAACCAGCAGGCCAAAGAACCCGGCGACAGTCACGATTGAAAGCAGTGCGGGGATCTTGCTTCTGGTTGCAACCTGCATCTCTCTAGCAGACTTTGTGTTCTCGACGTTGAGTTCAAACAGTTTGGTCTGCTGCGCCATCTTGGCTAACTCACCGTCCTGATGGAGCTTTGCAAGCTCTGCCTTGGCCTTGTCAGCAGCGGCTTGATCCGGCAACACACGGTCTAGGATCTTGCTGCCGACTTCAAGTAGAGGCCCGAGTGGAATCATCATTTTTCTCCAGCATGTTAGCTACAGCTTTAGCACCCTGCCTGCCAGCGATACCGCCGACAGCACCGATAGACAACATCATTACATCTTTCAAAATTGATAGAAATTTGTCATCGATAGGGCTGATGTTCTCCATGTCGTGCTCTACAAATAACACGCCGAGGATGATCGATACGACAGAAACAACAAGAATAAACGTGAGCGATAGAGCAATAATCGCCCATACCCTGACTTCTATCTGTTCTGCGGTTAAGTCTTTCATGTTATTGCCCCAGGATATACAGCATCCATACAATGACAGCAATACAGATCGCTAGGACAACAGCAAGTGCATGACCGTCCTTAATACTTTCATCTTCATCATTTTCAGGTTTACTTTCCATTCGGCCATGCCTCGATGATGTAGTTGACCAGATGGTAAAGAATGATGCCGCCAGTACCTATGACCGTTGCAATCAATGCACGTTCTCGCTTCTGCTTTTCCAGCCTTTCAGCCTCGCGTTTGGCAGCAAGTTCAGCAGCCTTGCGCTTTTGCACGATAGATGTGTGTTCTGCAATGATCTCGTCCCACACATCACCCTGCCCAGACCACACAAGATACTGCTGTAGTTCTCGCTCCATATCTCGTATCTTGCGAGCAGCAATAACAGACTCCATCGCTTCTGACATTGCCGACCGCTGATCTTCTGGCTTTAGCTTCGCACGCTCTTCGTTACTAGCCTTTTGAACGGCATCACGCGCCTCGAAAAGCTGCAGAAAGTCACCCAGACAGTCTTGAGCCTGTTTGCCAATACTAATGGCTTTTTTGATGCCCTCAACCGCAGCCTCGGCAGTGGCAAGAGCTACGGCTACTTCTATCATTTCACACCTTCAGAACAAGCCCCAGCAACAGCAGGATGATAGCGCCAGCAGACCCTAGCAGAATAGTCTCTAACCGTTTCAGTCGTGCGTTGATCCCTTCATATCTAACCGCACAGACTTCTTCGTGAGCAGAAAAACGGGCTTCGAGTTCCATCATGCACTCCAGGGCAGCGGTGGCTGAATAGTTGGCGGGTTCTTTTGCGTTTCAATCTGCTGAGCGACTGCCGCTTCGGTCGCCGCCTGATTCACACCATTGGCCCAGATCCAACCAAGAACTTGGTCTTGAGTAAGGTCTGCGTAAGGTGTAAACGAAGCCGGATCAGCAGGCGGGAGTGAACAGGTCGAGTAGACCGTACCGGAGTAGGTGTCCTCGGTGCCAGAGCAGCGCCAGCCGACTTGGAGTACGGCTTCAGACGGGTTAGCAGAGGTGGGGGTGGTTTGTAGGTATTCGATTGTCCAAACGGGGGTCATGTTTATGCTCCTTAAAGATTAGCGGCAGACAAACGTGCCTTGAATGATTCGATAGTTTGTGCTTATTCCCACCAGCGGTGGATATGTTGAGGTTTAAGGTATTGTTCTTCAGTCTTAGCTTGCTCGACCATCAAGGGTCTTACATCTGCTTCGTCTGTTAAAACAATCGCGTCAATGTGTGTAAAGCCGTTTTTAACCGCGAACTGGAGTCTTGCGCCAGAAGCGGTGAAGCGGTACTTGTCTCCGTCTGCAAGTACGATGATTGGATTCTTTAACCCGTTTGCTGCAATATGCTCTGCGACTGCTCTTTGCCGATCAAACTCAGCCCACTTGTTATCCAACACCGATTCTGTTTTAGAAATCATGATGTCAGCCAGCGCAATGGTCTGCTTGGTTCGCCCAAAATCATTTTCAGCGGTTAAAGTTTTCATTTTGCTTCCAACTTCGCAACACGGGCGCGAAGGCTTTGGAGTTCAGCAAGCATATTGGCGATCAATTCAGCACTGGAGTAGTCCATGCCTTGCATCTCTTCACCGTCCTTGGTTCCTGTTGCCACAGTAGTGCGACTGACTTCCTGAACTTCATGAGCGATCAAACCAACAAAGGTAGAGCCATCGGCCTTCCATGTGCCTTCAACGGGGTTCAGGCTGTCGATGTACGCACCAGAGGTGGTGATCGGGCCTGTGATGTTCTTCAGGCGGTAGTCGGAGGAGGTGTTGTAGGCAACGGCTGTTGTGCCGTTTTGTGTGACGGAGCCAATCTGCCCGTTGTTGTAATAGAACTTGACGTATTCAACCCCAGAGGTAGTGCCGTTTACGTGGCCAAAAACACTCCAAGCATTACCGGGGCTGCTGGCAAAATAGTTTGCATTGGCAAGAAGTGCCGTAGTCCCCAACAACAAATTCCCATCCGACGTAAGCCGCGCGGCATCCGCTGGCGCTGAACCAGAAATCTGGAAGGCATCCGTACTACCGGCTGTTCCTGCTCCCTTTACTCGGAAGGTTCCGTCAGAGGAGATACGCATCTGTTCAGATTTGGCAGAATTTGCCCCTGTTGTTGCGCCAGCGACCATCTTGCCAAACGTTAAATCTGCGGCAGTTGCAGATTGAGCTTCAGACGCTATGTAATTTCCAGCCTGCTGATTGATGTTGTTCAGATTTACCTGAAGAAGCAGATTTACAGAACCAGACGTTGCGCCATAAGACCCGGTAAACCCAAACCAATTATCTTGAGCGGCCACTGCCTCCATCTGCAAGAAAGTGTTGCCCGCTGGTTGGGGGTAAGGGTTAGATGTATGGTTTGTCCATTGCGATCCATACTTAATCAGGCTCAAACCAGTCTGTGGCGAACTCGTCCCAATACCCAGACCTGTGGAGGTCAGGCGCATTTGTTCGGCGGGTGTAGCTCCAATGCCCCACACAAAAACACCGCTTGCGTTCTGGACGTTTTGAACCATTGTTGCCGCAGAAGTGGAAAGGAACGGGGTTCCTGCCGAAAGCGTTCCGAATGAACCTGCGGCGGAACCAAACACACCAAGACCAATGGTGGTGTTTGCATCATTGCTCGCAGTCAGGTTGGAAACCTGAGCAGCACTGCTAGTCGTTTTGAAATTGCCCGTTACCGATGCAGATGCGGAAGCAGTCAGCACCGTCCCATCAAACGTCAGCGCACTACCACTCGTAGCTACCTTAGACGCATTCAAGTACAACACGCCGTTGGCGGTGCCTGCGTTTAACAGAGGGTTCGCAGAGAACGTCGCTTGACCAGTAGAGTCAGCAAGGGTGATAGACGCAGTGCCGTCCTTTGCCTTTATGTTGGTTACTTGCAACCCTGTTGATGTGATGCGAACAATCTCTGTACCGCCAGTAGCAAAACCTACAGCGTCTGTTGCTGGGAAATACATGCCCGTGTTTGGGTCATTTGTATAGCTAAACGTGGGGGCTGAGTTAGTCCCACTCCACCCAGACAAGATGCCGTCAGAGTTAATACGGGCACGCTCTACACTATCCGTGTAAAACGAAATCGGGTATGTGCCAGAATGACTAATATATGCAGCATAAGCAGGGGTGGCTGCGCTGCTATTGATTCCAACACCAACAGTCCCGCCCGTGTTTGAAAACGAGGATGATGCTCCATTTGTTCCTGTTGTCGATACTAAAGCTTGACTAGCGCCAGCGGCAGAAACTGTCAACGTACTTAATAATGTTGATGTGCCAATACCGACCTGGCCTGACGCATTGATAACAAAAGAGTCTGTCGGAGCAGATTGATTGATTACGACAGCATCACTGGTTCCAGCAGTACCAGCGCCTTTAATACGAAAAACACCGTTTGCAGATATACGAGCGCGTTCGGCCCCGTTAGCGCCAAGAACTAAATAGTTGTTCGCCCTATTTACAACGTATGCTTCGCCACTAACCCCCTGTCCAACCTGTAAAGATGAAATACCAGGGGTACGACTGTTAGAAGCAATCTCTTGATACAAGCCTGCCGCAGCAGTATTGCTTATATGTACCTGGCCGCTACCGTTAGGAGCAATAATGATATTGCCACTCGTATCTGTAGATGACAGCGTGTTGCCATCTAGACGTAGGTTGTCGCTGTTTACCTGAGTGCCGGTGATAGTGGTTGCAGTCAGTGAACCACCGAACGTAGCGTCAGCACCGTTCCAATACGCTCGCGGGTTGCCATCACCGTCAGAAAGAACGATGTAGTTACTTGCGGTACGGATATCCAGACCGCCTTGATTACCGTCGTAATTGCCGATAATCGTGTTCTTGTTGCCGTTTGTAATTAACGAACCGGCAGCACTACCAACAGCCGTATTGTTGCTGCCTGTAGCCGTTCCAAGCGCACTCTGACCAATTGCAGTATTGTTGTTGCCATTCAGGTTTGCAGTCAGTGAGCCAGCACCTACAGCGGTGTTCAACGAACCGCCTTGGTGACTAGTCATTGCTACATGGCCTACAGCAGTATTCCCAGTTCCACCAATGTTGCTAGTCAAGCTGAGATTGCCGACTGCTGTATTCAGATCACCGGCCGTGTTAGCAGCGAGGGCGCTTCTACCCAGAGCGGTATTCGTCAGGACAGATCCAAGACCCTTGCCAAGCGTTACTCCGTTTGCCGTAAGGTCTTTGGTAACAGTTATTGCACCAGTGCTGTCAGCGATCGATGCAGCAGCAGTACCGTCTCTGGCCTTGATGTTTGTAACCTCTAGGTTTTCAACATCAATCGGGCCATTAGTAAAGTTATGACCACCAGACGCATCATACGTAATAGACGGTGCCGTGCCGCCAGTGCCAGATACGCCTCTAATTACCGCACCAAACGCATTAGTTCCGTCGTAAGACAAAAACACAATACGACCTAGCACATCTCCCGATGTGTTTGCGGCTAATGTACCAACGGTTCCAGACGGGTAGTGTCTAAACGTCAACGTAGATGAAAGGCTGGCTGTTGCAGACCAATGGTAAAATCCAAGTGATGGCGACAACCCAGATAATTCACTAGCAGTTCCATGAATTTCGATTTTGCTTGTGATTGGAGTTGTTCGCGCTGTGGTTCCTAAGATTACGTTTCCAAACTGATCAATAACAGTCGGTGTTGTATCAGGGTTTGTAGCATCTTCAACAAGCAGAGCATTGCCAGTTCCAAGCTGGGTGATTCGTAAGGCAGCGTTGGTGTTATCGGTTGTTTCAATAACAGTTGATTTGCTAAACGTCGCAATACCAGTAGAGTCGGCAAGCGATATCGAGGTAGTGCCATCCTTCGCTTTGATATTGGTTACTTCGATATTCGTTAGGTCTACCGTTGTCGCAACAACATTACCAACCCAGCCAGCAGACGAGAAATATCCAGCGGACGCACCACCTACAGCAACACCCAACTGATTAGCAGCAAAACCATATAGACCTGTATCAAGATCACCGTACAGTTGGATGCCAGGCGCAGCAGCAGTGCCTTGTGGAATGACATAAACATCCATTGCACCGGATTGCCATTCTTTCAGATCACTCATCAACTCCCGAATGGCATTGTTGATCCCACTAGGCGCACAACCCTCAGCAATATTGATACCGTTGATGTCGGTATTGTTGCCTGGGGTAGTGGAAAATTCACTGATTTTGGTCTTTGACATGATTATTCCTTAATCTGCTCAGCTTGATAGAGCATATTCAACAATGCTTGATAGTTGATGTCAGGCGCGGCTTGTCTTGCACCTAAAAGACCCCTAGCAACCTGTCCGGTTCCATACGCAGCCTCACCAACTACACGAGGTGATGACATTGCAGCCCCAGCAGCCGCAGCAGGCATACCACCTACCGAATACAATCCGATACCACCAAGAGGCGCTGTAGCCCTTTGAATTCCTCTAGGAGCTAATTCGCTAAGAGCTTGACCTGCAAGAGCTGGCATCATCTGTTGCCCACCCTGCTGCTCTAATTGTTGAGCAAGTTGGAGACGCTGGCCGTAGTTCGTATTAGCATTGTTTCTCATCAACGATTGCAGCTTACGCATGGCCGTATCAGCAGAAGCTTTGTTACCCAAAGACAGCGCACGCTCGATCTCACGAATCTGATCGGTTGCCTCGCTGTAAGCCTGCATCGTTTTAGAGTACGTCGGAGCTTGTTTGCTAATCTCGTTTTTGATCGAGTTATAAACACCCTTAACGACCATCTCTGCTTGCGTACCAGGCTTGACCGTCTCAAGAACCTGACCAACCTTTTGCTTTAGAGCGTCCATGCCTTCTGGCGTGTGAAAATCAGTAGGGTTCAGGTTTTTCCAATCTTGAATTGCCTGATTTACTTCAGCTAGTTTTCCAGCGGCTTCTTGATTCTTTACTTGGCCCTTGTACGTAACCTTGCTTTCTGCTTGTTGCAGTGCGTTATCAATGCCATTAAATGTAAGAACAGTCTTATCGCCACGGATATTTTGCATGTTGGCACGATAGACATTGCCGCGATCAACACGCAATTGCTCAAGATTCTGTTTTGCAGCCTCAAGCACATCTGTCATCGGGGCTTGTCCACGCAGGTTCTCAACAAACTGAGCGCCCCTAGCGCCACCCTCACGACCAGCTTGATAAGCCTGACTGATAGCCTCTTTGCCTGCCCCAGTAGTAGCTCCCAACATGCTAGGAGCAACCGCACCTACGCCTTGCACAGCAGCCGTTCCAGCGCGTGCAGTAAGCGCGAGAGGGTCTACGTAGCTTGCAGCGCGAGAAAGCGCCTGAGAAGCCGCAGGAAGCCTTGCATTAGCCATTGATCCACCCGTCAACACGGTAGACACATCTGCCATAAACGCAGCAGGATCGGTAGCAATCAATTTCTTGACAGCTTCAGTCGATCCGTACCGCTGGCGATACATATCAGCGACTTGACTAGCAGCTTGACGGGAAGCAGGGTCTTCGCCTATCGCTTGAACAAGTCTTTCTGGAAGGATGTTTTGCAAGGTTCCAGCGGCAACATCTAACACAGCTTTGCCGGTTTGAATCGGGCTAGCAATGGCTGATGCGATATCGCCAACCATGCGACCTACAGAACCAGGGAACGCAGAAACACCTCTTAGCGCAACCTCGCTTGCAGGCATCTCTGCGTATGACAGCCGATTGACATCAATAATATCTTTGTTGGCGAAATCCTTTGATGCGCGTTGCATTACCTGTTCGCGTGTTACAGACTCAGGTACGTTTTCATATACATGAGTAGATCCATCAGAAAAAGTGAGAGTAATGTCAGCCATGATTACCACTTACTCCTTCCAGGCTGTGCTGCGACAGTCTTTGGAATTTCGTACTCTGTATTGTAAACATCTGCGAATGCTTTTGATTCCTCTGGAAGAATTTTTCTTAGCGCTTGCACTTGTCTTGTATGTGACGACAGCCTGAGTCGAGCATTCTTTTCCATTGCGTTTAACAACGCTTTTACTTCGCCCGCTGTAAATGTTGACAACTCACCAGCAGACGCACGCCGTAGGATTTCTCGCTCTGATTCAGTAATTGCACCTTGTCCACGCATACCTTTGGCAGCCTCAAGCTCCAATCCTGCCAGTCCTTGCATAACTTGAGATGTTCTATTCAAAGTTTGCTGCGCGTTTTCTCCAGTCACACCAAGAGAACTTGCAAGCCTTGCAACATATTGAGTTTGTTTGCTGAGAGGCCCAGAAAACACACCCTCATCTATCAATGGCTTGATAGATGAGCTAATCCTAAGAGTTTCTGCGGCAGTATCAGCAGCAGCTTGTGATGCGTCAACACGAGAAATCTGCGATTTAATTAACTCTTTGCTAGCAGTCTCGCCAACTTGAACATTTACTCCTGGACGACCAGCCTCTGCTAAAGCCACTTTTTGCTGTTGAACTAAGGGAGCGAGTTGCTTTAGTTGGTCTGGCGTAAGTTTCGTAATGTCGGCTGTTCCAAAATTAGCAATAGCAAGGTTTGCAAACTCACCAGACAATCCAGTCGGTTTTTCTACTTTAGGTGCCCCAGCAATAACACGAGCCCCTTCCGGTGTCATCTCATAAACCTGCTCGCCTTCTTTTAGTGTCATACGCTCAGGCGCAGACATCTTTCTAAACGCCTCGATAGTCGGCAGCACTTTAGACGCGACGGAAGGCGCTTGTGTAAGCAGGGCTTGCAGCGTGTTCATATCAATCTGCGGCTGACCCATACGCATTCCATCACCAGGCATCAGATTGCCCTCTTCATCACGCAAAGGCGCCTGTGTCGACTGACCGTAAAACGTCGGCGTTTGTTGACCAGGAGTCAGAATGCGCGGCAATAGTTGTTTAGCCGCCATCTGCTCTTGTTCAAGCTGTCTACGTTCTGCCAAAACACGCGCAAGTTCCATCTCTTGCAGACGCTGGTTGTACACCTGCTGATATGCCTGCTGACCAGCAGACAAACCTTGTATCAGCCCTTGTCCCAAACCAGGACGTACAGCAGCAGGCCCACCAGCAGCCAACAGACCTAGACCGAGGTTCAACAGACCTGCTTGCCTAGCCTGACCCTGTAGACGTTTAGCCTCTTCCTCACCCAACAGACCAGATGCGTAAGAGGGTGCTTGCGGAAACAACAGAGATGCAATATCCATGATTCACCTCACAGCAGCGATATAGGGCGCTGTTGTACTAATTTAGGAGCAAGTAGAGACTGAATGGGGCTTACGATGTCCACACCTTTGCCCTGAATAAGCCCAGGAGAAGGTGCGCCTGGCTGTTGGCGTGAGAGTAGACCACCAAGAATAGGCCCGAGAAGATTAGACCCGCCACCACCAGGCTGAGTGGTCGTGGTTTCGTTTGATTGGTTATAGCCTACGAGAGTATTGACAAGATCCGGGTCAAGACCCAGCGTGGTCAGTGCAGTCGTTGCGTATTGTTTTAATGCGCCTGGCGTGTATTTAACGATGTCACCAACGCCTTTAAGAACGCTAGGCTCTGCCCCTTTTGGTAGAGCCTCGGTAGGAACAGACGCATCATAAATCGGCGCATCAATCGACCCATATCCAGCATCGCCATACAACGCGGCTTTAGTAGCGCTTCCGGCGTCTACAGGAGCGCCCATCGAGCCTTCTATTGCAGCAAGATCGCTAGCAGCAGTCCCAGCGGCAAGACCACCACCAGCTATCAGCGCTTGTGCTTCTGGAGTTAGTTGACCAGCAATGTTCTCAACAGCAAGCGGAGTTTGAGCCAGCGTGCTTGATAGCGCGGAATCTCCAGGAACCAATACAGGCTCGCTGATAACAGGAGGCGGAGTCATTGAAAGGCTAGGTTCTACCCCAGGCGTGTAGATTCCAGCCTGATTGATAGAATCTAGGATGTTAGACGACCCTAAGAGGCTAGGCGTCCCCATAGACGCCTCTATCGCAGCAAGATCGCTTGCAGCAACTGCGGCAGCATCAGCGCCAGGTGCCATCAACGCACCACCTAACCCGCTTATTAAAAGATCTTTAGTATCACCACCTTTTATAGCAGCTTGACCTACTCCAGCTGCGGCACCAGCTAGAGCAGGGTTTGCCAATAACCCAGCACCAGCAGGGCCAAGCGCTAAACCACCTACGTATGTCAACAACGCAGCATTTGCTGCTTTAGCGAGTTGATCAACAATCTTGTCTAAACTCGCACTCCCTGTAAGCGTAGACGATTGATATACACGAGCTTCAGGCGCACCGCTTGCACCATAACTAATAGCGATATTTGTACGATCACCTTGGTCTGTAGGGATAGTCCCCGGAAGTGGGTATACCTCAAACCCACCTGATGTAGCCTGTCCAGACATCTGCGAGCCTGTGTACCCAAGCTCATTGAAAAGTTTGATTGCTCTTTCACCAGGATAAACAAGGCCTGTCGTTACCTGTCCACGGCCGTCTACATAGGATTGGATTGGTATTAAGTGTTGCGTCTCTGCGGCAGTAAGTTGCCGACCTAGAGCAGGGCTGTAGTACCCACCCACAACCATCTCAGGCTCAAAACGAGGCGCGTACATCGGCCCACTTTCACCGTACCCAATAATTTCATCACCGGCAAACCGAGTACGACCAGACGGAACCATAATGTCCGTCACCTGCATTTGCGCTGGGTCAGACGGAAACGCTTCTTTTAGCAGGTTTTGCAGTTGCGAGGCAGATACGGCCATGATGTCACCTACTTCTTAATGCCAAGATACGTCAGCAGACCAGACGCAACAGCAGCAGGGATGTTCAGACTGCCATCCGACCCCAACACAGCACCGCCAGCTAGTGCAGCACCAAGAGACTGCAAGGTTGGATCTGTTTCGTACTTTGTCGATACGGCCTGACCTGTTGGGATACCAGACATACCTGATAGGAAGGTCTGTAGCCGTATATACGGTGCCATCTCTTCTTCTTGGAATTTCTGCATTTTCCCAAGGTTTTCAGCTTGAGTGTAGCCTTCTTGAATCTGACCGACTCGCAACGCTTTTTCTGCATCGCCATACCTAGCTTGCGACAACGAAGGGGCAAGGGCAGATGCAGCTTCTTGACGCCCACGCTCAGACTCGTAACCTCTAAACGCCAGAGTCCCGCCGATATTAGACAGTTCTCGCGCAAGATTCGTTGCTGCTCGTTCTTGGAGTTGTTGACTTGCACCAGAACCATATCTACCGGCACGAGAGGCTTGTGAGGTGATGTTCTGAATTTGTTGTTGAAATGCTTCCTCTATAGGCGTTTTGGCCGAAGCAAACGCGCCAGTGAAAAACGGGTTCAAGCCTAGATAGTCCCCTTTAATCGTTTCTTCTTGCTGCGAAATAGCTTCTGTCAGAAGTTTGTTAGTGCCAGTGGCAGTGTTGTATGCACTAAGAAGTGCAGCTTTTGTTTCTGCACTTGGCTTAACATATCGATCACCTTGATACACAGCAGGGTTACCCTCGCCATACAAAGTTTCTAGCCGATCAGCGGCAAGCTGGTTAAGGTTTGATGTCCCACCAGCCGGAGTAATCGCTCCAGGCGCGGACGTAACGGTAGATGAAGATGGGCCACTCATGTCACACCTCTGCTGCCCATTTGACGGGCTTGAAACCCTGCTCAGGAGCTACCTGCTCCCAGCCAGGACGTAATGATGAAAAGGTTAGTTTCTTAGCACCAGACTCTTTTGCAAGCTGTTTTGCAAGCTCCATAGCACCGTCCAGATTCCACTCTGCCCAGCCAGCCCACAAGTGCATTGCAGTCCGCTCTGGCTGCATGACAGCAAACGCTACAGGCTTGCCCTCTTCTACAGCCAGCCACAATGCTGCACGGCGCTCCTTACATTCAACGTAGACATCTTCCGGCAACCAAGGTTCCGGCGATACCTGCGCGATCTCAACAAGTTTAGGACGCACCCACTCCCATACAGAAGCAAGCTGTTCAGGTTGTACGTATGTTTTAGCCCAGGACGACATATTTGTAGGTCTTGTTAGCGGTTGAGTTAGCAAAATGGTTGACGGTGCATTGACCCTGAATCTGGTTTGATGCGTACACATCCGAGGTTGATGACTCGTCTACCTTGTTAGCAGTGACAATTACACTAGGAGTAGATGGCCGAGTCGGGCTTGTCTGGGTAGGAAGTTGTTCAAGAATCACAGCAGTGTTAGTAGTCGACCACATTATTTCAACGTAGTCGCCAGCAACGACTTGAGTGTAAAAGTTCAATGATGCGATCAAGTGCCCTTTAATAGATCCATGCTTATTGGGAACCGAGAATTTAGAGTTAGATCCTGCAATGTCTGTACCGTTTTTTCTAAACCACACATCAACGTCTTGGATCTGTGCGTCATCGTTAGCAAACTGAATCGAGAACTGGATGTTATAAATGCCACCCGTTGCAAACGTGATGCGCGAGTTGCTAACAACACTTACACCGTTGCTGAAGTCTGTCGTGTCTAGTGTGATCGCATAAGCAGTTGTGGTGCTTGCAGCAGACTGGTCTGTGGTGTCTTGAAAAGCCCCATAAGGCACGTTATCAGCATTAGCCGCAGCGGAGGCAGCTACAAACAGAATAATGCTTTCCTCGCTGATTCTTGGATCATACAGAGTGGTTGTAGAAGCGCCACCCGTAGCAAGTGTAATGGTGCCTACAGAATTGATCTTTCCATCGAGAGTACGATTGACGATCTCTGCAATGTCCCGAGGTGTACCGCCCTGCTGAGGTAGTCTGCGAAACATCACCGACCCCCTGCTGGGACTATCTCAACCTCTACACCAGTTGCGTTTGTCCAGTTACCTGTTGGCGTCAGCGAAACCCGGTGATACCGACCGATTGACCGTAGTGGGATTCTGTTTTCACTCGATGCAGCAACAGCGGTTGAGTAGTTCAAATCACCATCCAACCTAAATCTACTAGCGACAGATACCGTTGCAGACCCATTCGCAATGAGTGGCCTCGCAAGCCTCAACATTGTATTAACAGGTTGTTCTATGTCACCTGTCGTAAGAACGGCAGTCAACGGTGTACCGCTGAACGTGACAATCTTTGCGTCCCTGACACCACCGAGAACAATCTGACCACCAGCCCACAGGCGTGAATCGAGTGAGGCTGGAAGTGCGTCAAGTGAGGCAGAATACAGATCAAGCCCTTCAACTGATACCGGAACGCTTGCAAGCGTTGAAACGTAATCCGCTGTTGTTTGAGCATACGACCACTTATCTGCTGCCCAGTTGTAAATGAGCAAGTATGTCTGAGCAAAGGTATTCTCGAAACCCCAGATCACGACTTTGTTAACCGGGTCAATCGCAGCAGAGATATTCTGAAGAACCGTAGGCGCTACGTTATCAAAAAACCACTTGTCTACCCGATCATTCCCAATCGGTTTGACAGTCTGCCCATCGCATACATAAAACCCGTCATCAGACAAGAAGTACGTAAAGCCACCAGACTGCACAATGCTACCGCGACTCATACACCCAAGACTACGAGTTATGTTGTCGAACTGGAAGTACAAGGGCGCACCGATATACGTCATGCGGTAAATGCTGCGCTCTAGCAAGACAATGCCAAACTCACCGCCTGTAATCCCCATGATGTCGCCACCATCGGGAATGAACTGGCTATCAGACTGAGAACCTGTACCAGGCGTCCAGTTCGTCTCGTCGTTTACATCTGACCAAAAGATTTTATTTGGATCTGCTGTGGTGCCAGCAGCCACAACAAAGTCACGCACAACCGTCACGTACTTAGCAGCAGGCGCAGCAGCGTCTAGGTTGTTGAAAGCAGCAGATGATCCAAGAGTAAACCCTTGGAGAATGTCCTTGCCGTTTGACATTATCAGCACATTGCCGAACAAAGCATGATCCCAAAAGTCTGTTGACGTATATGCAGAGACAATCCTCGACCTGTTATCGAGGTTAATTGTCGTGTCATTGAATAAGTATAATTTCGTTGAACCAGCAGCAAATAAATACTGCGTACCAGCAAACTTTACAGGTATTGATACATACAAATTTTGATCTGCTGCGTTGCTGATGTCTTCTGCTTCTTCCAAGGGTAGATAACCGACATTTGTCGGAATGACGTTCTTAGCCTCTGAAAGGTTAGAAGCAACCCCAGGTCTATCAGGCGTCCACTGATCGAACAGAATCTTCATCGCGCAGTCACCGACATTGTTAGCGGAGATGCACTGAACTCACCCCGGTCATCCGACTCGCGTAGACCCAACAGACCACGGTCATACATAGCCTGCCAGGTCGCTAGACGAGCATCGTTCATCAGATACGGCTCGGCCTCGGCAAGACTTCCATACAACAGAAGGTCAGGGCAGTTAGCAAGAAAGACGTTAGACGTATTGGCGTCGCTCAGAAACGCAGGCGCAGCGTAGTACAGAAGAGGTACAGAGTAGGTCGTGTCAGGCGTGGCACCAAACTTAATCTGACTCGACAGAATCGTGTAGTAGTTTGGCTTGTTCTGTTCGTATGTGCGACCGTTGCGCTCAAGGGTTGACGGTGTGAGATACGTCAACGTCCAGGTAGGGTCGCCATCGATATAGATGTTCTTGAGTTCAAGAAAGTCGCTCGGCAGATTGACCGTTGATGTGCCGCCAGTCGTGGTTAGCGTGGTCGACAGTAGCATTTGCCGGATGCGTAGCTCACGGCGCAGTCGAATCTCAGCAAACTGGATAAAGTCAGGAATCTGACTTGTAAGGTCACTTCTTGCGAGATAGTTTGCGACGCTGGTCTTTAGGTCGCTGTACGTTGTGATTGCCATGTTTTACGTCATCCCATCCAAACGTCCTCGCCCCGGTATGCCCTATGTGCATGGACAAATCGTGGTCAACGTGAACGGGAATGTCGCTTTCTAAGCACTTCACACAGAAAGTAACGTCTTCCCCGATAACCCCACCATGATCCGTCCAGATAACGTCATGCCAAGGTTGCGGAACTTTCTCAAAGACTTCTCGCCTGATTAGTGTAACACCGAACCCCACTGCTGTCACCTGTTCTATGCCCGTTTTGCCCCTCGATTCAACCTTATGCCAGACCTGAGATACCTCTGCACCTTTCTTGATTTCCAGGTTCAGCGCGGTTGGTAATACAGGCTCACGGCGGGTTGTAGCGTTGACTCCGATGACAGGCACATTCCTGGCAAGCAAGACCTCTACTGTATTACTGGGGAACCGCATGTCGCTGTCGATCCACAGCACAGCATCGGCACCCATTTCTAACGCTTCATGAGCCAGTTTCTCTCGCTGCGTAAATATCAACGTACCAGGCATCTGTAACAGTTCAATCTCGACTTTGCCACGTTTGGCTTCGTATTGAACTAATTTGGCAAGGTCGAAACAAAACCCGGCCATAACCTCATCACGACATGGTACGCAGATGGCTATCTTCAAATTGTCCCCGGATGCGTTCTAAAGAAACGGTTATCAGGATCGTTCAAGAATGCTTTGAATCGCGTCTGATCGATGACAGTAAACCCCTGCATGATCTTGTCACGGTTCAACTTGTCTACAACGGTCAACGGCAGGCGAGCAACGTGGGTGATGACTTCATCGAACTTGCCATCGCTATCGTTGTACTGCCGCTTGTTAGCATCGATGATTTGAGAAACGTCCTGCTTCGTTTCCAAAATCACCCCGTCATCAGTCTCATGTGCGACTGTGTAACGGCCATCATCAACTGAGAATAATTTCATTGATCTACTCTAACATGTGACCATGTTCTACCAATCCGAACACCTCTAATACAGTTCGGGGATACTCCAAACCGCCTAGCTAGGCTTGCATGGCTGTCTGAGCTTTGTCGGATCTGCTTCACAATTTCTTCGTTTATTAGCGCCTTGCCGTTTCCATTCCCGACAGGAGCAACTACTCGCTTCCTGCCTTTGCTAATCATGTCTTGAGAATTTTCTTTTGGAGTTCCGAGTGATAGATGTTTAGGGTTTACACAACTCGGGTTGTCACAACTATGCATTACAAACATGCCAGCAGGGATTTCTGCCTTATTTGCCAATCGCCAACTAACTCTATGAGCGCCATCAGACCCTAGTGCTTTAGCGCCTAAACTTATTCTTCCATATCCATTTGCAAGTTTCTGACCTTGCCATTCCCAACATTCATTTTCTCCAGCCCTTTTGACTTTAAGCCAAAACCTAACTTCTAACGGGGCTTGCGACCACTTTCTATCTTCTGTTTTTCCGTATTTTTTGAATCTGATGTAATGCTTATAACAGTAACCAAATGCCTTTAACTTTCCACCACAACAATCTACTTTGCACTGCATGGCTACCCCCATCGTTAGACAGGGGTAGCTTATCATGCAATCAGCACACGGTCAATTACAGAGCTGCATTAAGATCGGCCACCAGACCATGAGCTGCTTCGTTACGCATTTCGAGCGTGAACTCAGCAAGAATCTGAGTCTTCTCGCTGTCGCCCGTCTTAGCCAGATCGTTAGTTACGAACGGACGCAGATACGCAACAGCCGCATACTCAGGATCAATCAGGTAGGCATCGCGGGTACGGATGAAGCGATCAGGCGTGACCGACAGAGTACCAAAGTCCGACATATAAACATCGGCAGCACCGATAATCGTGGTCGGCTGATCACCAGGTGCCATGTAACGCTGGGCAGCAATACCAGCGAAACTCGACACTTTCTGCTTCAGGCCCGAATTGACAACCAGCATCGTGGGATTGCCACCGCTGTCAAACACTTCGGCAACAACAGTCTTCAGCAGCGTCTCGGTAAACGTGCGGGTAGCACCGTCTGAGCGAGTCGATACACCAATCGTCGTTGGATTGGTGCCAGACGTACCGGCATCAGTGTTGGTCTTGATCCAAGACAGCAGAGCACCCAGCTTACGAGCGGTCGACGAAGAACCAGCATCACGGCCCTGATTGGCACCGAGAATGGTTTCCATGTCGCGCTTTAGCTCGCTGGCAGCTTTCGACAAAAGGTAGGCTTTCTCAGATTTTCTGCCTGCCTTGTTAACCGCTTCCAGGGTGCCGGAGACTTGAATCGTCTTCTGCACGATCTGGGTGTAGTTACCAAGACGGACAGTCGGGCTAATGGTTGCAGATGTCGGGTCTGCACCTTCAACGGCTGCATTCGCTGACGTAGCGGAGGCAAGGCTATCACTCTGCCACTCGTGGAAAACAGCAGTTGCTTTGGTGCGAGCAAGGGTTGAGAGAATCGGGGTTTCGGTGGGGCTGATGTCATAAATGACGTCGATCAGATCCTCACGCTGGCCAATGGCCGTATGAGCGGTAAAGGTGGGCATGATTTATCTCACAAGAATTTTTCAAAAAGGCTTGCGGCATCTCTGGCTTTGCCAGACTTCCGCAGTCGGTTGCGTTC